CCACCTGGGAAGCATCGTTGAAGGTAAGAATACCTCCTCCGTGTTTTTCGGCGACACCAATAGCGGCGAAGCGGCCGTCAGCCTGCGCTCCCTGGACGCCTAACGCGCCGTCAAGAATTATATTTTTAATACCGGGTAACAACATCATTTGCCTCCCATTGAACCTTTGAGGAATTCTTCTACAGCCTTTGCAAAATCTTCTGTAGGGATTTTCTTTCCGGCCGCCCAGCCTTTGGCTTGTATCACTGCGGCGAAGACCGGCGCATCAATTTCGAGGTTCTTTGCGTGTTCTTCAATGGTTAAAAGCCCCTTTTGGGTTGCCGGAGGATTATCTCCAGGCGCGTCTTTACTGTTAGTCGGCGTGTTGTTTTCGTCTGGTTTGGACATATATTCTCCTTACTTAGGTTTGGCGAACTCGGCGCCTTTAAGGATTACTTGCTCGTAATACGGCAGTTCGCCTGGCTCCATAGCGGCGGCAACACTGAAGCGGACATCTATAATAGAACAATACAGCTCCGCTACGTTGCCGGAATGATCGCTATGTTCCTCAGTTCCTATTTCAATGGAGCCTGTAAAATTGTCGTAGACCCACCTGCTAGGTATCGCAGGGATTATGCGGCTGAACGCCGCGTCCGCCTTTTCCTCGCTTGAAGCCCAGCAGCGGATTAAAATAGGCAGGTTACGGTTTCCCCTAACGTACCGCTCTTTAAACTTGTGCTTTTCCTCATCGTCAAAATAGCGAACCGTTCGAGCCTCGTTTCCTTCGAAGGGGCCGGGGTTTGTTATCAAGGCAACAAGCGGAAACTGCCTTTTTAAGATGGCCTGCTTTTCTTTCGCCGCAGAGCGCACCACCGTTACCCCTTCAATTCTTGTCGTTATGACCTTTTCAAGCAGGCCTTTGGCTTCGGTTATCAAGAGGGGAACCTCCTTTCATTCCATTTAAGTCGCTTGAGGCTCAAATCATCCCCCCAAACCCAAAAGCCTAAGTATTGCAGGGTCGTTCAAAAAGTGCCGGTCAAAATCCCTTGGCACGCCCATGTAAGGCCGCGCCGGAATGTTTGTAGTTCTGTTTCTGCCAGCTTTCCCTCCCTTCTGGTGGATGCGGGCGTATTCAAGATTCGAACCAAAAACCACCGAGCCGTCAGGGGAGGATTCCCAAACAAGCGAGTCTTTGAGCCGGCCGCTGCGCCATAAAGTTTTTCCGCCAGGAGGCGGCCTTTTCACCGCTTCCCATTTTCTTCCGGTAACAGGGTCTTTCCCTCTTTCAAAAGCTTTGGTGCTGATATAGTGAAGTTCGCCGCCAGCAAAATCTGCCAGTGCAAGGAGATCGGGCGCAGAAGCTCTAGAGAGCGCATCGATGATCTCCTGAAATTCGCTTTCGTTGTATAAAGCCTTGACTATACCAGCGCCGGCCATCAGTAACCCCTAAAATCCATCCGCGGCAAGGCTGAAACTTTTACCCCGCCGGACGGAAGAGAGACTTCTTGATTTCTGTCAACGTAACCTGGAATTCTATATTTACCTTCCGCGACCTTTGCCAAAAAACCGCGGGCGGTTTTTGCTTCTTCTACAATGGCTTTGCCGCCCGGGTCTTCATCAAGAACCCCAACGCTTACAATCAAGTTTGCAACAGCTATATCAATGCAATATTTTTTTAGATTTTCAGGCGGCCCGGGCAGAGGCACCGCATAACCGCCGGAAATTAAAAAGCCGTCAATTTCCGAGCTGGCGTTACGTATAGCCCTTTCTACCACGCTAGGCACCATGCGGCTCCACGCGGCGATTCTGTCTTCGCCGTAAGCTTCTTCAAGGTCTAGCTGAGTGCAATATCCCATAAGGCCCCCTGAGTCATGTTTCCCGAAAGGGAAGTTTATATCGGTGCTGGAAAACGTCCCTGCAAGTGCTGGAATAATCAAAACCGAAACCAAAAACATTACAAGTAAAATCTTTTTCATGTACCCTCCCCAAAAAATATTTAAGACCTCAGGCCTTTTAAAGAACGTCCTTGATGCTGTAGACGAGCTCTTTACACACCACAACCTCATCGGTTTCATGGCCAACTTGCACATACTCACCGCCAAGCATGCCGCCGTCCTCTTCCTCCCATTTCCTTACGACATAGCCTTCGCTATCAGCTTCCCGGTATTTGAGGCTGAAGGTTTTTCCGGCGCAGGGGTGATCCCACTGATCACTGGTATAAGCCAGGATCACAGCGTCGCCCCAAATGTCCTTTGGATTAACGGTTCCTTCCTGGTTTCTTTTAGCGAAATCAGCGCGCCCCTGGGAAATGATCACGCGGTCGACGCGGAAAAGCTTAGCGAGGTTGGCCTCGTCAACCTTTTTGATGAGGTTGGCTTCGCCGAGTTTCTCAACGAGAACAGGATGATATTCAAGCACGTCATAGATCGCTTCGTTGAAAACCATAACGTTTGGACGGAAGAAAAGTTTATCGATGGCGGCTTTGATAGCCTCGAAAGGATTACCTTTGCCGTTACTCCATTTGTTAGTTTTGGCATCTCCCGATCCTGAAAGGCTTACCGAACGGCCCGTCAGATTGAGAATTGTGTCGGCGATTCGTTTTTCCTGGGCGAGCTCTAGCTTACTGACAAGGAGCTCTGCCTTTCTCTTTTCCCAAAGTTTAAAAGGGCCTTCCATGAACTGGAGATCAGCAGCATCTATGAACGACTTAAGGCCGTGAGGAGTTGTTGCGTAATTGGTTTTCTTCGCCGAAGCGTGAAACTCATTCGCCCGGCTCCGTTCTCCGGCCATGGTGGTATCGGGAACCTTGAAAGCTGACTCTTTGTCAAACTCCGCGTACATGCCTGTAGGTTTAGGGACTAAAACCCTGGGAAATATAATCGGGCCGACAAGCCCTTCTCTGACTTTGTGCGAATAATCCACCGCAATATTTGAAAGCAGCGGATCAACATAACCGTATCTTCTGGCCATTTTAAGCCTCCTTAAATTGTGATGTTGCCGCGTTCAACGAACACGTCCAAATAATCCCCGGCGCTGCCGCTTTCGAGGAACATGCCGACAATTTTGTAACTCCCTGCCGCCTGAGGCAGCTCAATCAACGATCCTGAAACATCGTTCTTTAATACAGCTTTTTTCCCGGCGCTTACTGTTCCACCGGCAACCGCCTTCGCAAGTCCATGCAAGACAATACCGGCAGAGTCGCCTGCGTTTTTCGTCTCATTGGCCTCGAAGGAATAAACGCCGATGAAATCCCCTGCGCCACCGTGACCGGGGGCTTTAACCTGGTTGTCTGTGCTTCCTTGCACAACGGCAGTTCCGGGCTTAATCGCCGATTCAACGCGATATGCTCTTCTGTTAAGCATTGGATTCCTCCTCACCAAAAAGTTCAGGCTTTTCTGCATGTAGAACGACAGCAGCCTCATCAAAGCTCTGAAGTTTACGCTCTTTCTGGAACGCCCTTATCTTCGCGGTTAATCCCGAACCGGAGGCTAGAGGCTCTGGAGCATCCTTTTTGTCCGCCGTGTGTTTCCCTGACAAATCCACTTTTACCTCCATGGCGGCAAACATAGCGCGCATTTCTTTCCGGCCTTCCTCGTCAAGCCTTGCGTCTAACGCTACAGCCCTTTCAAACTGCGCAGGGGGCAGCTTTCCTTCGTCCAGGAGCTTGCCGTAATACGCTTCGGCATCCTGTTTTTTTCCGGCGTTTTTAAGTTCCTCGTTTTCTTTCCGGAAAGAGGCGAGATCGCTTGCGCTCTTATCAAGTTCCGCTTGCAACTCTTCTAGGGTTTTAGCCATTTCTAAATCCTCCTGTGTGCTTGCCTGTCTTCCATTAGACAAGGCGTTGATATCCTCAGCATTAACCTTCCGGGTAAATGTCGAGATGTGGTTTTTCTTATCAACGGTGTTAACAACGCCGCCGGAAAAAATACCTGAAAACATTGCGGGGAGCTTGGTGCCAGGCACAGCCGGATTATCCCGGCCCAGTAAGGCCACCGCTTTAAGGTAGGGCGCTTCGTCCTTGTTGACTTTGTCAAACTCGTAGATTTCCACAGAAATATAGCGGAGCTTTTTCTCCCTTACGGCTTCCATTACCTCCGCCGAAAATTTCTGAATTGTGGCATAGACTTTTCCGTCATCGTCCATACGAAGGCTTTCAACCCAGCCGTGCGCGTATTGATCGGCATCGCGCATGGCGAAGAACCGATGCCCGATCACAGCAGGGGCTTCTGTTTTATTCTCTGGGTCATAGGATTCGACCAGCCTTTTCACTCGCTCTTTCGGCCAGTCGCCTTGCGGGTATTTCCCCGCCCTAAACACGAAAAATTCAGGCATTTGCGGCTTTTCCTCCAAAAGTTAAAAATTCATCCCCGAAGCCGTTTGGGGAGTGCCGTTTAGAAGGCTTTAATTGGCGTTTAAATTTAATCGCCTTGGCTATTCTTGGCATTGGATACCTTTTTTCAATCTGAACGCCTGTACGAGCCGTTTTTGCGTTTTCCACATTCGCTTTTAAACCTTGACTTCGCTCTCGACCAGAGCTATCCTTAATGCAGGTGCCGCCTAGAACTCGGATATGGCAGCAGGGCCTGGTCGGTTTTCCGGCTTGGAATGCAGAGGGTTCGAATCCCTTCGTGGCGGCTACCAGTTTTTTATTTTTTCTAAAAAATTCTTTCATAGTT